GCATGGGTAAGTATGGTAGGTTGCTTGGTTGGTTATACGTTGGCGATGATGATGTATCACTCAACGAAAAAATGATTGTGCAAGGATATGCATGGTCGTACGATGGTGGAACAAAACAAAAGAACTTCAATGAACTCCGTGAAATTAGACGTAGCTTCGGAACTCTGCTCTAATCTAGCATCGCTAATTAGAACCAAGATTTCAAGGTTACCACATTTAGAAGAACTTGTTTCAGATTATGATGAGGTGCATACAGGTGATGTATCCATCTATAATTACATGTGGAATTCTAAGGGTTTAAGAAAGTTACATATAGAAAGAGCAATTACAAATAAAGGGATTGAGATACTACACTGTGTATTATTTCCAGATCCAGAGTTTCCTATTCCTATCTTTGGATGTGACATCGTAGAGGCAGGTGGTAAAGTTACTGCTGCTATAGTTGATGTGTCACCAGTCCATAAGGTAGATTATAGTTTAGGTAACATAACATATGACTTTAAAAAGAATAGACATCTACCAGAGTGGGGTGAGATATTTTCACCATGGTGTAAGTTTGTAAGATTAGAAAAAGATGAGTATGATGACTTCTTATTATTGTGTAGTGAATACTTAGAGGTATTCTGTCACATAGTAAGAACAGCAGAAAGAGAAACAGACTGGAGAAATACTATGAGGAGATATGATGATCAGTTATGGTATTGCACATCGCAGATGAAGAACAAGAAAACTGAGGCAGTATTATCCCAATGGTTCGATAATCCGTGGGCATCTAAATATATACAGAACATACTATTTGACAAACCCAAACTATGAGAAGAGAAATGTTGGAAGCTCTCAAAGCACTTGCCATTGGCAACATCAAGAAAGCAAAGATGAATATTGAAATTTATCTTAAGAGTCCTGTAGGTATTGGAGAGCATCCTGACGTTCTTGGTGCTATTCAAGAACAAATTGATTTGATTGCGAAAGAAGAGGAACGTTTGGAAGTAATCCAAAAGTATTTTGAAGTAGGAATGGATCTTTATGGTGGATCTGAATGAGTGATCAGTATCTCGGCAACCCAAATCTAAAAAAAGTTAACACATCAATTGACTTCAAACCAGAAGAAGTTGCTGAGGTATTGAAGTGTCAAGATGATCCCATATACTTTATCAAAAATTATATCAAGATCGTTTCTCTAGATGAGGGTCTAGTTCCATTTAACATGTATCATTTCCAAGAGGAAATGGTATCTAAGTTTCATGATCATAGATTCAATATCGCTAAACTACCACGACAGAGTGGTAAGTCTACCATTGTTACTGCATACTTACTTTGGTATGTGTTATTCAATCCAAATGTCAACGTAGCAATCCTTGCAAACAAAGCAGCAACTGCTAGGGAGATGCTTCAAAGATTACAATTAAGTTATGAAAACCTCCCAAACTGGATGCAACAAGGAATCCTCCAATGGAACAGAGGTTCTCTGGAACTTGAAAACGGCAGTAAAATCATGGCTGCTTCTACTTCCGCTTCTGCTGTCAGGGGTATGTCATTTAACGTTATATTTCTGGATGAATTCGCGTTCATTCCGAATCATATCGCTGATCAGTTTTTTAGTTCTGTTTATCCAACTATCTCCTCAGGTAAGTCTACGAAAGTTATTATCATATCTACTCCTCACGGAATGAATATGTTCTACAAACTCTGGCATGATGCAGAGCGTGGAACGAATGAATATGTGCCTACGGAAGTTCACTGGTCAGAAGTGCCAGGTAGAGATGATGTATGGAAAGAGCAAACTATTAAGAACACATCAGAATCTCAGTTTCGTGTTGAGTTTGAGTGTGAGTTCTTAGGATCTGTTGATACATTGATTGCTCCTAGTAAGTTGAGAATCATGCCATATCATGATCCAATTACATCTAATCGTGGACTTGCAGTATATGAACAAGTAATTCCAGAACATAATTATATTATTACTGTTGACGTATCAAGAGGTGTTGGTAATGATTACTCAGCATTTTGTGTAATAGATACCACAACTATTCCTTATAAGATGGTTGCCAGATATAAGAACAATGAAATTAAACCTATCGTTCTACCAAATATTATCGTAGACATAGCAAAGAATTATAATAACGCATACATCTTATGTGAAGTAAATGATATTGGTGGACAGGTAGCAGATATTATTCAGTTTGATTTGGAGTATGAGAATTTGTTGATGGCTGCAATGAGAGGTCGTGCAGGTCAACAACTAGGTCAAGGTTTTTCTGGTAAGAAAACACAACTTGGTGTTAAGATGTCTACAGCAACAAAACAAGTTGGATGTTCTAACCTCAAAGCATTAATTGAAGAAGATAAATTGCTTATAAATGATTACGACACGATTGCGGAATTAACAACGTTCATTGCGAAAGGTCAAACATTCCAAGCGGAAGAAGGTTGTAATGACGACCTTGCTATGTGTTTAGTGATTTTTGGTTGGATGGCAATGCAACCATACTTTAAAGAGATGCACGATAATGACGTACGTCAACGCATCTATGAACAACAGAAAGATATGATTGAACAAGACATGGCACCATTTGGTTTTGTAACTGACGGAATGGAAGATGATTATTTTGCAGACGCACAGGGCGATGTGTGGAAAGTCGCGGAATACGGGGATAAATCCTACATGTGGGAGTTTAGGTAAGGTTTCAAAAATATAAATAATCCTAGACATCTGATGTTGGAATCACCCTAGGAGAAAATTAACCATGGCAGCCAATCAATTATCGCCAGGTGTAGTGGTACAGGAGAGAGACCTTACTACTATTACCACATTATCGACCGCTAACGTTGGTGTGCTTGCTGCACCTTTTGAGCTCGGTCCTGTTGAAGAAATCGTCGAAATCTCCAGTGAAAGGGATCTTGCAGAGCAATTTGGTAAACCGAATGAGTATAATTACGAGTATTGGTATACTGCAGCACAATTTCTTTCCTATGGCGGACTACTAAAAACAGTTCGTGCTGACTCGACATCTCTCAAAAACGCAGTTAGTAATGGAACTGCAGTTAAAGTCAAGAATTTAAGTGAGTATGAAACCACTTACGAAAGTGCTACTAACACATGGAAGTGGGCAGCAAGAACTTCTGGAACAAAAGGAAACTCTATCGGTGTATTTGTAACTGACGCAGGTGCAGATCAAATCGCTGTTGTTCCTGCTCCTGGTTCAGGTAACGATCATGAATTCGTTGCTGATGAAGCACTCTCCGCAACTTCTGGTGCTGCAGGTAAAGTATTCAAATACAGCATCGTATTAACAGTCACAACTGTTGTTGGCGACTTCGTTCCTGGCACTACTACAACTGTTTCAATCTCTGGTTCTAACCAGACAGTTACAGTGCTTGCTTGGGATCCTACTAACAAGAAACTTGAAATCGGTCTTCCTTCTGGTGGTATCACTGGTATCCTTGCTGATGGTCAGACTGTAACTCAAGGATCTAATACTTGTGTGATTGCAGCATCTGGTATTGAAAGAAGAGTATATATTGGATTAAACAAAGGTAGTATTGAATTCGCTGCTGCTGATAGTATCGCTGATACTAACTCAACTGCTGTTTCAATCAGTTCTGTTCGTTCTGAGTATGCAGAGCGTGAGTATCTACCTGGTGCAAAATGGATTAACGTTGCTGCTCGTCCTGCTACTTCACTCTATGCAAATAATGCAGGTGGATTTAGAGATGAACTTCACGTCCTAGTTCTTGATATCGATGGTGGTATTACTGGAACAACTGGTGCTGTTCTTGAGCGTTTCATTGGTCTTTCAAAAGCATCTGACGCTAAGACATCTGTTGGTGAAGCAAACTACTACAAAGAAGTAATCAAGCAAAAGTCCGAGTATATCTACTGGGGTTTACATGAAACAGGAGTATTCAATGCAACTGCTTCTGCTGCTGCAGGAAACTGGGGTTTAGCTGCTGCTTCTAGACAGTTCAACTTACTACGTTCTGCAGACGGATCTACAGGATATCCTGAGGGACGCACAACTGTAGGTTCTAAGAACAATGCAACATACTACTACAGATTAACTGGTGGTGTTGACTACGGTATTTCTGGTGGACTTTACAGTGTAACAAACACATCTATTGCAACCGCATACGGTCTTGCAGAAGATCCTGAGTCACAAACAATTGACTTCATTCTTACTGGTCCTTCTGGTGCAGATGATGCTTCTGCAATCGCTAAAGTAACTTCTCTAGTTAACATTGCTGAAGAAAGAAGAGATTGCTTAGTATTCGTTTCACCTCGTAGAGGAAACGTAATTGGAGTTACTAACTCTACTACTGCAACTGATAATATCGTTAACTTCTTCGATCTATTACCAAGTTCTTCTTACATGGTATTTGATTCTGGATACAAGTATATCTACGATAAGTATAACGATGTATACAGATACGTTCCAACCAACGGTGACATCGCAGGTTTATGTTTACAGACAACTGAGGTTGCAGAACCATGGTTCTCACCTGCAGGTTTCCAACGTGGTGTTCTAAGAAATGCTATCAAACTAGCATACACACCAACTAAGACACAAAGAGATCGCTTGTATGCAAACAGAATCAACCCTGTCGTATCATTCCCTGGTCAAGGCGTCGTCCTCTTTGGTGACAAGACTGCACTCGGATTTGCATCCGCGTTTGATAGAATCAACGTACGTCGTCTATTCCTCACCATCGAACGTGTTATCTCAGGTGCTGCTAAGGCACAACTCTTTGAGCAAAACGATGAAGCACAGAGATCACTCTTCTTGAATATCATCGAACCTTATCTAAGGGATGTTCAAGGTCGTCGTGGTGTAACTGACTTCTTAGTTAAGTGTGATGCATCTAACAACCCACCAGAGGCAGTTGATCGTGGAGAGTTCTACGCGGAGATTTTCGTGAAACCAACACGCACAATCAACTACATCACCTTGACATTTGTAGCAACTAGAACTGGAGTTGCCTTCAGCGAAGTAGCAAATTAAATTAAATACACACTTTTTTCAGAGGGTTTCCGCATCGGTACCCTCTGAAAATTTTTATTAGTCTAAATATAACTGACGGAGACACCTAAAAAAATGGCAAAAAGAGGAACGATTGACGATTTTAAGGCAAATGTCGCATCAGACTTTGCTCGTCCTAACCTATTCCAAGTTGATTTAGCATTTCCCTCTGGAATCATTAATAATTCTGATTTGGTAAACCTTGGTAAGTTCACTGTTCGTGCAGCGAATCTTCCTTCTTCCCAGATTGGTGTTATTGAAGTTCCTTTCAGAGGACGTACGCTAAAGATCGCAGGAGACAGAACGTTTGAACCTTGGACAATCACTGTTATGAATGACAGTAAGTTTGTTCTAAGATCCGCATTTGAATTGTGGGCATCAAGCATTCAAGCATACAACGAAAACTTCACTTCCGCAGCAGGTCTTGGAGACGCAGATGATGCAACTGGATACTTTGCTGACATGAAGGTTCATCAATTAGCAAGAGATATTAAATCAGGAGAGAAACCAAAAGTTCTCAAATCATACAAGTTCTATAACATCTTCCCTAGTGCAATCGCAGCGATTGATCTAGATTACGGAAACAACGATGCAATCGAAGAATTCACCGTTGAGATGCAGGTTCAGTATTGGACTCCTCTAGCAGACGCCAACGACTAACCCGCTAAATAGATCAGGACCAATAATTAAAACATTTAATAATGGCAAATCAGCTCTTCGGTTTTTCACTTGAGAGAGCGAAGAAGGTTCCTAAGGGACCTTCTTTTGTTCAAAAGGATAGTATGGATGGATCGCAACCTATTGTAGGGGGCGGTTACTATGGATATTCCGTCGATTTTGATGGCACGGTTCGCAATGAGTATGAACTAATCACTCGTTACAGAGAGATGGTTCTACAACCAGAGTGCGATAGTGCGGTTGATGACATCGTGAATGAAACTATTTGTGGCAACTTTGACGACGTTCCCGTCGAAGTCGAGTTGTCTAACTTGAAACAATCCGACAAAATTAAAAAATTAATCAGGGAAGAGTTCCAAACAATTCTTCGCTTGCTTGATTTCGATAATAGATCGTACGAAATCTTCCGTCGTTGGTATGTCGATGGAAGATTATTTTATCATAAGGTTATCGATCCAGATAACCCTAGAAATGGTCTTACTGAGTTACGTTATATTGACCCTCGTAAGATTCGTAAGGTTACAGAGTATGATCAGAAACGTCCAAACGAACTTCGTGGACTAGATCTGAATGCTCAACTTACACAAAAATCTGCAGATTATTATCTATATAATCCTAAGGGTTTGAAGAACTCTGGATCTCAGCAAGGAATTAAAATTGCTGCGGATTCAATCACTTATTGTCATTCTGGTATACAGGATCTCAATAAGAATATGACATTAAGTCATCTACATAAAGCAATCAAAGCGGTTAACCAACTCCGTATGATTGAAGACTCATTGGTAATCTATAGATTATCAAGAGCACCAGAAAGAAGAATTTTCTACATCGATGTAGGTAACCTTCCTAAGAACAAAGCGGAACAATACCTCCGTGAAGTTATGGGAAGGTATCGTAATAAATTGGTGTATGACGCAAACACTGGTGAAATTAAAGATGACAAGAAGTTCATGTCCATGTTGGAAGACTTCTGGTTACCTCGTCGTGAAGGCGGTAGAGGAACTGAGATATCCACTCTTCCTGGCGGACAAAACCTTGGTGAACTAGAAGACGTTAAGTATTTCCAGAAAAAGTTATACAAAGCGTTGAACGTACCGTCATCAAGACTTGAGACTGAGACTACCTTTAACATAGGTCGTGCTGCTGAAATTACTAGGGACGAAGTAAAGTTCCAGAAATTTATTGCACGTCTCCGCAAGAGATTCTCAGAATTGTTTATGGATCTCCTTAAAACTCAACTCGTTCTGAAGGGCACAATGACTCTTGAGGATTGGGATGATATCAAAGAACATATTCAATTTGACTTTATTGCTGACAACTACTTCACTGAACTGAAGGAAATTGAAATCCGCAATGAGCGTATGAATCAAGTGAACACAATGGATCCTTACGTTGGTAAATACTTCTCTATTGAGTATATGCGTCGTCAGGTTCTAAAACAAACTGAACAGGAGATTAAGGAAATTGACAAACAAATGGATTCTGAACGAGAAGCAGGTCTTATACTTGATCCAGAGCAAGCAATGGATCCCGCTATGGATCCTGGCGCTGCCCCAAATGGGGAAGTAGCTCCACAAGAAACTCCTCAAGTAGACGCGGGTGACGCGAGACGGGGAGAAATCTAAACTATAAATAATAAATGTGAAAGGAAAATTATGCCTACTGAAATTGCAAAACAAATAGTTCAACAAATCTTCGGAGACGACAAAGCGAAAGCAGTTGACTCCGTGAATGATGCATTGGCTGCAACTGCATATGATGCCATTCAAGCAAGAAAGGTTGAGTTCGCAAAAAGTATGGGGTTTGAACTAGATGATACCGCACAGGATGCTGCAGATGAAATTGCAGATAACCTACCTGACGGAACTGACGAACCTGAAACTGTTGAAGTTGATGGTCGCAAACCTGAAGATCCACCAGAAGAACCAGAAGCACCCGTTGCTGACGGAACACCTTCTTCTGTAGAAGAACCAATCGAGGAACCAACCGATGAGACTAATAGCTGAAGAAATTACAAACGTTGATTTTATCTGCGAAGATAAAGAAGGCAAGAAAAATTACTTCATTGAAGGTGTCTTTCTACAAGCGGAATTAAAAAACCGCAACAATAGAATGTATCCCTTGAAGACTTTATCCAAAGAAGTCGCTAAATATGATGAGAACTACATTCAAAAAGGGCGTGCCCTTGGAGAATTAGGTCATCCTGATGGTCCGTCAATTAACCTTGACCGCGTTTCCCATAAGATTCTTTCTCTAAAGGAAGATGGAAACAACTTCATAGGTAGAGCAAAACTGCTCGACACACCTATGGGTGGAATCGCAAAGAACCTCTTAGATGAGGGTGTCAAACTAGGTGTTTCATCTAGAGGCATGGGTTCAATTCGTAAAGAAGAGAACTGTAATATTGTTATGGACGACTTTATGCTCGCAACTGCAGCAGATATAGTCGCCGATCCTTCCGCTCCTGATGCTTTTGTCAATGGAATTATGGAAGGAAAGGAGTGGGTTTGGGATAATGGTATCCTAAAAGAAGCTGCTGTGGCAGAAATTAAACAAGAAATTGATCAAGCAACTCTAATTAATCTCCAAGAACGTAAGGTTTCCGCGTTTGAGGCGTTTTTAAAGAGTTTGTGATTTATAAATAAATACAGACAACGCTAATGCATAACGGAGTTTAAACAAATGGCTGAGACCCTCGATAAAGAGTTAGATAACATGGAGCAAGTGGACGAAGGCTCTGATCCTATCACCAAGAACGCAAAACCTGGTGAGAAGATGGACACTTCCAAAGCAGGAAGTCCAAAAAAAGTCGTCAACGTAGAAGGACCTGTAGGTGCTTCAATGGAAGGCGCAAAAGGAACTAAGAACGCAGGTAGTTCTGCTGCAGGTGCAGTGAACTATGAGGGTTCTAAGTCTCTGAGCACAAAACCAAGTGCTGCATCCGCAAAACAAGAGGAGGTAGAAACGGAAGATGGCGAAAAAGAAGAAATCGCTGAAACCAAGTACGACTTTACTCAGGATGTTGACGCTCTTGTCGCAGGTGAAGAACTATCAGAAGAGTTCCGAGTAAAAGCAGCTACTATTTTTGAAGCAGCTGTTACTGCCAAAGTTAACGACGAAGTTAAAGCGTTGCAAGAAGCGTTTGAAACTACGCTGACTGAAGAAGTCGAAAAAGTTCAAACAGAATTGGCCGAGAAGGTTGACGATTACTTGTCTTATGCTGCCGAGCAATGGATGAAGGAAAACTCATTGCAAATCGAGCATGGCATCAAGACTGAGATGGCAGAATCGTTCTTCAAAGGTCTAAAAGGTCTCTTCTTAGAGCACAACTTTACAGTGCCTGAGGAGAAGTTCAACCTGCTAGATGGAATGGCAGGTGAGCTTGATGATATGGAAGCTAAACTCAACGAGCAAATCGACACTAATGTTGCTTTGAACAAGCGCATTGGTGAGTTTGTAAAAATGGAAATTGTGAACGACGCAGCTACTGGACTAGCAGAAACCCAAAAGGAGAAGTTAGCATCATTAGCAGAGGGTGTTGAGTTTGAAAATGAAGAAGATTTTCGCAAGAAGGTCGAAACTATCAAGGAATCCTACTTTACTAAGAAGGCTGAAGTCGCTGCAAAAGCAACTGAACCCACTGAAGAAAGTTCCGCTCCTTTGGTAGAAGATACTAACAGCAGCACAATGTCGAAGTACGTTGATGCACTCGCTCGTTGGTCCAAATAATTAACTACTAATCCCAAGAGGTAAATTTAAAATGTCTTTAAATCAACTTCAGGAGAAGTGGGCACCCGTTCTAAATCACGAATCTCTACCTGAGATTGATGATGCACATAAGCGTGGCGTCGTAGCACAACTCCTAGAGAACCAAGAAAAAGCATTAGTCGAAGAAGGACAAATCCTTACAGAGACTCTACAAACCGCAGGTACAGGTGGTTTCGGTGGCGGTGCCACTGCAACAGGTCCTGTAGCAGGTTTCGACCCAGTATTGATCAGTCTTATCAGACGTTCAATGCCACAATTAATTGCATATGATATTGCAGGTGTCCAGCCAATGACTGGTCCTACAGGTCTTATCTTTGCAATGAGAACACAGTACGGTACTGAGAGAGATCCTTCCAGTTCCGATTACAGAGAAGCATTCTTCAATGAGCCTAACGCAGGTTTCTCTGGTGCTGATGGTAACCGTCTTGCTGACTACGATCCAACTGCATCCAGTTCTGCTATTAACGACGCTGAAGGTGCTAACCCAGGTCTTCTTAATGATTCCCCTGCAGGAACATATGAGTTGACAGGTGACGCTCAAGGAATGAACACCACTGCTCTTGAAGCAATTACAGATGCTGCTGCAGCAACTGCCTTCAGAGAAATGGGTTTCTCAATCGAGAAAGTTACTGTTACTGCTAAAGCTCGCGCTTTAAAGGCAGAGTACAGTATTGAGCTTGCTCAAGACTTGAAAGCAATTCATGGTCTTGATGCCGAGCAGGAGTTAGCAAACATTCTTTCAACTGAAATCCTTGCTGAAATCAACAGGGAAGTTGTTAGAACAATCTATGTTAACGCTGTTGCAGGTGCTCAAAACAACACTGCTAACGCAGGTATCTTCGACCTTGACGTTGACTCAAATGGTAGATGGTCTGTTGAGAAATTCAAAGGACTTCTGTTCCAGATTGAAAGAGACGCAAACGCAATCGGTCATCAGACACGTCGCGGAAAGGGTAATATCATCATCGCATCTGCTGATGTTGTATCTGCTCTTGGTATGGCTGGCGTTCTTGATTACGCTCCTGGTCTTCAAGGTAACAATGGTCTTGTTCCTGATGACACATCTTCAACTCTTGTTGGAACTCTTAACGGAAGAATCAAGGTTTACGTTGACCCATATTCAGCAAACGTAAGTGACAAGCACTACTACGTTGCAGGCTACAAAGGAACTTCTCCTTATGACGCAGGATTATTCTACTGCCCATATGTACCTTTACAGCAAGTCAGAGCAATCAACCCTGACACATTCCAGCCAAAAATTGGATTTAAGACTAGATACGGTATGGTTTCTAACCCATTCGCTCAAGGTCTTACCCAAGGTTCTGGAGCACTTACTGCTAATACTAACAAGTATTACAGAAGAGTTCAGGTTGCTAACTTAATGTAATAAGTATTATTACTTAACTTTCTAGAGGGTGCTTGACACCCTCTTTTTTTATGCTATAGTATATTTGTTGGACGCAACACTGGGAGTGACTGAATAAACTTACTGGCATATAGCTGGTTAAGGTGATGCGACAGAGGTGGTGCT